TTGTTAAGTTGCATCTGTTCGTGAAAGGCTTGCTCTTGAGCTTTAATACTCTCAGCATATACTTCTAGCTCTTTACGTTGTTCTGCTACTTGTTGTGTCTTTTGCGTGTAGTCTAAGCCTTGTTGTGCTAATGCTACGACTTCGTCTAGTGGCTTCTCAACATCTTCACCATTAACCTTTAACTTAAGGAGAGCAGGAACTTCATCTTCCGACTGTTCTTCTTCCTCAGCTTGGTCATCTGGGTTATCATCTGTTGCTTCTTCTGATTCTACTTCTTCAGTAGCTTCAGCCTCAGCCTCTAGTGGTGTTTGTTCTTCTTCGTCTTGAGGTTCAGGTGCTTTTACATCTGACTCAATACTATCACCTAGCATAGCCTCTAATCGGCTGTGTGGTGACTGTTCTTCGACTTGGTCACTCATAGTTTTATTTCCTTGAAATTAGACAATAAAAAAACCTACCGAAGTAGGCTTTAAGTGGGCTTGTCCTTACCCAAATATCTTAAACTTAGGTCTGTCCGTTTGGATAGATGCGAGCTTACCTGTTTGCATTACATCTGTAAGCTGCTTGTTTATTTGGTTTAATAGTTGTAAAGCTATTACTAATCTGTTGTGTGTCTTCTCATCACCAATAGGACTATTAGTCATACTACTAACAATGTTCTCTCTAACACGTTCTATAGCATCCTTGTATACAGGATTATCTAATATTTGCTGTGCTTGTGCGCCTAACTTAATTTCTGATAATTGTTTATCCGCCATACATCATTCCTTGTTGAGCTTTGATTTGTGCGATAGCTAAATCTGTCTCTGCTTTAAGTTGTGCCTTAAATCTTTCTAACTCAGCTTGTGCTGCTATCTTCTCACGTTCAATTATAACATCATTCTGTGAACGTACTTGCTCTTGTTGTAGCTGTGCTTGAGCTTTCTCACGTTCAATCTGTAACTGACCTTGCACCATAATCTCTGCTTCAGATGGTTTGTCTTGCTGACCTTCTTGTTCAGGTGTATTAGCTGGGTTAGTCCAGAACTCTTCAGGGTTCTTAAAGCCTGCGTTCTGTGTAAGTTTAGCTAATGCGTTGTATATCTTTTCTGGTGATGTAAGACCTATTTGGATAGCTTCTTTTTGCATATTCAAGATAGATGTTAAGTGAACCAATTGTTGGTCTTTATTACCTGCACCTAAGCCTACAGAGATAGATAAGTCATTACGGTCTTCCCATTCTCTAGGGTCTACTTCTACCCACTTGTTACGCATACGAACAATGTCAGGTTTAGTAAGTGTAGTTCTAACTAATCTGTGAACAAGTTTAAATAGTTCTTTTACACCTGTCTCTGCAAATGTTCTAGCTACTAACTCAATACGTTGTTGAGACGCATTCATTATCTGTGCTACACCGGTAGCTGTCTTATTAAGACTATTAGCATCTAATCCTTGATTGTAAGCTGTAACACCTGTTCTCTTTTCTTTCATAGAGTCCATGTATTCAACCATACCAAATGATGATGCTGGTAGTGGTGGATGTGATAAAGGCATGATACCTGAACCTGGGTCACCTTCTACACGAACAATACCGCCTGGTCTTGATGTTAGCATATCATCTAGGTTTACTCTATCTGAGATAGCATAACGACCATTGTTAGCTAGATACATGTTATCTAACTGACCACGAATAAGGGTAGACTTAATTAACTGGATGTCCATAGTCAAGTCAGCATAAGAACGACCAATATGTCTATGTGGCATTATCATAGGAGTGATACATGCAAACGGAACAACCTCAGTCTTCTCTTTATAAAGAACTGTGTTGCCTAAAATAACTACTCTATGACGTTCACCATCTATTTTAATATATGTGTCTTTAACTAATGCTTCGCCTGACTCAATAGCTCTATCGTATTCTTCATCATAGATATCACGTGCATTAGACTCTTCTTCAAACGTATCACGAAGGTCTGACATAATAGACTTGATGTATTCTAGTGGCTTATTAAATGCTTTTGCAATGTCAGCTAACTGCATCACTTCTCTATGTTGAACAAAGCGTGCATCTTTTAGATTAGGACCAGTAACTTCTACAGACACCATAATGCTTTCAGGTGCTACGTTCTCAATCTTAATCTCTGTCTTCTTTTCTGTAACCTTGAGCTTAACATCATGTAACATAGGTTGCATAACAGTAGCAGGGTCTACACCATTCATCATAGCTTGCTGATAGATAACATCCATATTGACAGTTGAGTCAGGATAGCCAGTATGTTCTAACACTTCTGTATTCTCATCTGAAGCCAACATCTGTAGTTGTGCATCAGTTAAACCTTTGTAATCGTATTCTTCTACTTCTTCTTCATCTTCTGAATAGACTTTTACATAGCCATTCTTAGAAAGTAGTGCATCTTTAAACCATACGTAGAATGTCTTGAACCCTTCGTTCTTTTCCATAACGACATGGTTAATGTAATCTGTTTCTTGTTCTGCTGCGTCTTGGTCTTCAGGACCTTTAGGGTCAAACTGAACTACCTTATCACCAGCTACGAATACTTTTAAGAGTTGTGGTAATGCGGCTTCAATCGTATCTTGTACGTCATAGCTAATTACTTGTGAACGACCTTCTTCTTCGTTGCCGAATGGTTGACCTAGGTAATAGTCAATTGCATCTGCTCTATCATTAGATAGTGAAGAGTCATTGACACCATAAGCCATACTCTCTTCAAGTTCTACCTGAGCTATGATTTCCATGTCTTGTAACTTTGCCATTAAACAATCCCTCTAGTATTATATTGTATCTTCTCTTTAGACCATGATTCGTTCTTCATAGCTTCTATAGAGGTACATAAGTATCTGAATGCGTCTGCTCCATGTGAAAACTCATCATGCAATGGCGCACCAGGTTCGTTGGTTGCAGAGTTTATACTTCTGCGATAATTCTTTAAACATTCAACAAGTCTTTGTGCTGACTTATCAAAGTATATACGGTGGAAGTTCATACGTGCTAACTTAATACCAGACTCTATGTCTGCTTTAGGCACGATACGAATATCCCATCCTAACTTCTTCATAATATCTTCTGCTGATATACCATGCTTAAAGTCTTTAGACTGTCCGTCATGTGGTAGAAACATTGTTCCCCAATTATAAGATAAGTCTTTTAACTGTGCTGAATAACTATCTAGTGTCCGGTGATCGTCTTCTATGTAACCTATAATTCTTATATCTGATACACCACGTTGGCATAGGATAACTGACATACTGTCGTTCCATCCCAAGTCCATGACGATATGAACCTTTAACATAGGGTCATAAGGAACTGCTGTAACACGACCAGCTTCTTGTGCTTCTCTTATCTCATTAGCATAGATAGCACCATCAACTGCTGCCTTACAATCACCTTCCCAGATGTTGTCATAGTCAGGGTTAGTCTTCTCACTATGCTTACGTTCTATTTCCAAGACTTCTGGAAACCATGGGTTATCATGGTAATTAACTTTAACGACTTTAGCGTTATCCGGTGGACTGATAACAAACCTTTGGTATGTATCGTCTGTATCTATGTTAGGGTTAAATGATACCCATATTTCAGAGTCAGGCTTTCTTATAGTGGGTATAAGAATATCCCATGACTTCTTACTAACTGTTTGTGATTCCTCTACCCATACTATATCGCAGCCTTCAAAAGACTTAATACTTTCGACAGTATTTGTAGCAAGACCAGTAAAGCTAAAACTTGAACCATTAAGACCACGAATTTCTGCTTCCAAGACCTCGTAGAATGCACCAAGCCCAAGTGTTTGTATTTGGTCGTTAAGTAATGTATGAACAGACTGTTTGATAGACTTTTGAATTTCTCTAGCACAAAGTATCCTTAATGGCTTATTGCTTGCCTGTAATAATAATGCTCTTGCCATACCCCAAGACTTTCCACTACCACGACCACCATAAGCTACCTTGTATCTATGTGGTTGGAATAGGAAGTCTAACTTATCAGGAAACTGGGCTATCGTCTTTTGGTTTAACAAAGTCTAATCCAATGCTGATAGGTAAGTCTTTACCATCTACGCCTGATAGTTCTGTAGTAGCTATGGCTTTGCCATCTATTCTATCGCCTATTTCCTTGATAGCACCTAGATCACCTTCTTGTGCTTTCTCATATAGCTTCTCTGCAATAGCGTGTATTCTTTTGTAGTCTTCTTGTATAGCAAGTTTGCGAATAATGTTACCCCAAATTCTATTGTTTTTACTAGAGTTCTTATTGCCTTTGTTAGCTTCAGCAGCTTTTTCTCTAGCTAATGCTAATTGTTCTTCTTTTTCCATAATATAGTAACTCCATAAATGGGTCATTACTCCTTAAATTGCGTATTTTTTAACAGAGTTTGCTTTAACTAACTCTTTGATTTTAAATAAAATGTCTCTCGGTAATTTTTTGATTATATAACTCATAGCAATGTCATTACCTTTACAAGCATCATCTATAACTATTTCTAAGAACTTTCTTATATCCTTAGGGGATCGTTTAGACATAATCTTAATTTGTCTTGGTAAATTACAGTAATTAACTATTAGTTGCCTACCACTTATATTACCTTTTTTATATTTGTTATATAGGTTATCAATACCTATTTCTTCTATGAGGAACTGTTCAAACTCTAAAGCCTGTACTTCAGATATATTGTTATGCACTATTCTGACAGTATATGGCTCGTCATAATCTCTTTTATTGTAAGCACGGTCATTTGTACCCTTACCTACGTATATTGGTATATTGTCTTTACCATAGTGTAAGTATGTATAGTATCTATCCATTGTTTTGCAACTCCGTTAGGTTGGTTGCCCTCTGTTATAGTTCTGACTCTTTGTCTTGTCCTGTTAGGGGATATATCATTCTATGGTAAGTCTGCCACCACTCTTTTGCGTAATCAGTATTCTGATAATCCTTAAAGCAAGGTGTGCCGAGGGTGTGATGGACTAACTTAACATTTTTGTTATATTCTTGTTCTGTTTCTAACCAGTTCCATTCTTTAGGAAGTTCGCCTACTTGGTCTTCATGTTTTAGCCAGGCAAACCTATGTAAGTACTTACCACTAGATGATGTAACGAATTCTGGTGTCAGTTGCTTGTTTAACCAATGACCGCAGTTCCATAACATGACGCTACTCCAATTCTTGCATGGGTAGTCTTCGTTCTTTGCACCTAGATATTTAATAGGATGCTTTGTCTTATAGTGATGCTTAACTACTTTTACAGCTTCATTCATGTTGTAGTCTTTTACTAACTCTGCGATATCTGATCT